TGGGACAACGATGCCTTTGCTGAGAATGAAAGCACCAAGAAGCCTAACTTTACGGAACGTGCTACAGGTGTAATTGCCCAAGAAGTCGAAAAGGTTCTGCCAGAGGCCGTGCGCACAAACGAAGAGACAGGCTTCAAGAACGTGGCCTATGGCAACATGGTCGGTTTGCTGATCGAAGCAATCAAGGAACAGCAAATTCAGATTGATGATCTAAAACGTAAACTCAATGGCTAATAGTGGAGGTACACGAAGATGGCTATCAAAGTAAACAATACAACGGTTATTGATGATACGAGAGTACTAAATAATATTGCTGGGCTAGACCAAACATCAAAGAACAACATTCCAGGGTTTAAACTAGTCACGGACACGAGTGGTCAAAATGTTAGTGGGGTTTGGGTGGCACTAAACTCTGCCGCAAACCTACACTATATCATTGCAGAATTGTCAGAGGCAACAGCAGCTAACTTTAATATGAGTGTAGCACTACAAAACAGTTCTGGAACTACAATTAACGTTGCATATCGTACCATGGCAAATAGCACGACAAACACTTATTTTAGCAATAACAGTCCTTCTACGGCGCTAAATTACTGGGATATGGGGTCTGTAAATTCCACAACATATGCAGGTGAAAGATTAATAACTGCTTGTTATGTGCATTCTCCTCAAGTAACTTCGTTACCCTTTAATACACCTATGCTCTATGGCACAAGTACTTGGTTTGATACATCTTCAAATTCGTGTATAGCTAATTATAGCGCACGGGCCTTAACTACTAATGGACCTGTTGGTAGGGTTTTCTTTTCGGCACAATCTGGAAACCTTGGTTTCTATAGAGTTAAAGTATATAGTGTGGGGGTATAAAATGAGTGGTTATTATTATTTAAAAGAAAGAAGCGATGGAGACTTTGACCATATTTCTGTTGATACAGATGGAGTAGAGACAGTTATTAGTGTTATTCCTGTGGCGGATAAGGATTATCCATGGGGTCGTCCTTCTGTTGACGAACTTGAAAATAAAAACAGAGCCATTCGTAACGTAAAATTATCTGAAACCGATTGGTGGGCTGTACAAGACCGCACTATGACCCAAGCTGAGAAAGACTATCGCCAAGCCCTTCGGGATATTCCAAGTCAGTCTGGGTTTCCAACAGAAATCACTTGGCCAACAAAGCCAGAATAAGGGGGTTAAGTATTGTTAGGCTTTACCGCATTCTCTGAAACACCTTTTGCACAGTCTGTTACATCTTTAGCAGCCCTAGCTTTTATGGCTTCTGTTACATCTCAGGGCTATGCAGGTGTTTCTGGGTATGACGCTAAAGCCGTCTATACTCTTAATCCTGTAGTATCCAGCACTGCAGTTGCAATAGAGTTTGACGCTAAAGCCTCAACTAATGTAGTGTCTGTGCTATCAAGTCTTTCTATTAATGATTTACTTGACGTTGATGCACAGGCTACTACATCGCCCAGCGCAGTGGTTGCTACTTTTAGTGCTGATACACTAAGCTATGACGCTAAAGCAAACCTTACACTAGGGTCCGTTACGTCTAACATCCTTGCTTACAATTTGGCTGATGTAGATGCCCAAGCTAATACAACACTGTCTTCCACCTCTGCATACCTGACAATATACCTCACAGACTTTGCAGACGAAGATGCACAAGCCAGAGCATTCATGTCACCTGCTGTTGCGGTAGGTAACGTTGATGTAGACTTTGACGCAAAAGCAACTACGTTTATCAGTTTTGTAGATGCCAACTTAGAAGTATCAGAAGTTGACTATAATGCAAAAGCGAATATAACTACAAGTACTGTAATTGCTAATGTATCTATAAATAATTTCTATGATGTAGACGCACAAGCCACAGCAAACTTTAGTACTTTAGATAGCTTAATTCTAAGCCAAAACTTAGAAGATCCTACAGCAGTAAGGTTTGACTTTACACCATTCACAGACAGTTACGATAGAAATAGGACTCTGTACTTAGTATCCTATGATGAAAACAGAACAGTACAAATTAATCCTGAAAATCGAACCGTTTACATAGAAAAGACAGGCGGTAGTTATACTGTCAATATTGCAGCATAAGGAATAACCATGTCATATAAGTGGCCTGATAAAGATAAAGATGAGATGCTTGACTATAGCGTAGACTGGTCACGTTTTCTTGGTGATGATATTATATCTGCTGTTACATGGTATGTAGATGATGCAGACGGTGTTAAGACAGAGGTGGCAGACTCTAGCGTTGTGAATGGTTTGCAGTTTGTTACTGGTACAAATACTACTACTGTAGCTACAGCACGGTTTAGTTTAGGTACAAACAATGTGCGTTATAATGTTACATGCAGAGTCAACACAAATGAAGGTTTGCAGTATGAACGCTCTATCTTCCTGCGTGTTAAGGAGAAATAATAATGGCCTATAATTATCTAGGACTGGTTAATGACGTTAACCGCCGCTTGAATGAGGTAGAACTTACTGCTGGTAACTTTGCTGGAGCTACAGGCTATTACAGCTTTGCTAAAGATTCTGTTAATCAAGCTATTCGTCACATCCAACAGGAAGAGTTTGAGTGGCCTTGGAACCATGTTGAAGAGTCTGAGATACTTGTAGCAGGTGTTGCACGTTATAGTATGCCTTACGATTGTAAGACAATTAACATGAATACATTTCGTATTAAGCGTAATAGCACCTTAAATATTGAAACAGTTAAGTTAAAAGTACTATCTTACGAAGAATATCTTGACAAGTATGCCGATTCTGAGTATAACTCTAGTAATACAGCACCAACACATGTAGTACGTACCCCTAGCCGTGAGCTTATCTTTTATCCAAAACCAGACAAAGCATATGAAGTAGTATATGAATACTATCGTAATGGTTATGATTTAGAGCTTTACAGCGACGTACCAAGCCTACCAGAACAATATCGTTATGTTATTATTGATGGTGCTATGTACAATGTTTACCAATTCCGTGGTGACATGCAAGCAGCACAGTTAGCCTTTGATAAGTTTGAGCAAGGTATTAAACAGTTACGTAGTCTTCATATTAACCGTACAGAGTATCTACGTGATACAAGAGTTTATTTCTAATGGCAACACAGTGGCAGACATTTCCTATTGAGTTTAAGGGTGGGTTGATATCTAACCTATCTGCGCTACAGCATGGTACTAATGCTATTGGTTCTGCCACTATTCTGCAGAATCTTGAGCCTACTAAAGAAGGGGGTTACTCTAAGATCCGTGGTTATACTAAGTGGGATACCTCTGTTGTACCTGGTAGTGGCCCTGTTCTTGGCATTAAAGTAATTAATAACGGCGAAGTCTTAGCTGTACGCAGTAACGGTACAAACAGCGTAGTCTATCATAGTTCTGGCAGCGGATGGATTTCAAAGCTCACTATGACAAATAATGGTGGGCGTGTACGCTTTGCAGAATTAAACTTTGGCGCTGGGCATAAAGTTCTGATAGTTGATGGGTCTAACTACCCAGCTGTATTTGATGACTCAACTAACGCTGTTACATCTATTACATCTTCTACTGATCTGCAAGAATCTGAGTTTGTAGCTGTTTATAAAACTACAGTATTTTATGCTAAAGGTACTAACCTATACTTCACTGCTCCTTCTGCGTATGATGATTTAAGCGCAGCTAACGGAGGCGGTGTAATTAATGTAGGCCATGCTATTACTGGTCTAGCTGTCTTCCGTGACCAGTTAATTGTATTTAGCAGAAACAGCATTAAACGTCTTACGGGTTCTAGCATCTCAGACTTTGTAGTATCCCCTATCACAGATCGTATTGGCTGTATTAGCGGGGATACTATCCAAGAGGTCGGCGGTGACATTATGTATGCTGCACCTGACGGTCTACGCCTCTTGAGTGCTACGGATCGTATCGGTGACTTTGGCTTGGGTGTTGCATCAGATACTATTGCAAAAGATGCATATAACTTTTTGCAGTCTAGCTCAGACTTCTGCTCTCTTGTACTGCGTGAGAAAGCGCAATACCGTATCTTCGCATACGTACAGTCAGAACAGCAAAGTGTTGCAAGAGGTCTATTAGCTACTAAGTTTGTATCTCAAGGCTCTGAGGGTATGGCTTGGGGTACTACTAAAGGTATTAAAGCATTCTGCGCAGACAGTAAATATACAGAAGCA